GAGATCACCGACGTGAACGTCTCGGCAGGTACCATTGTCATCTCTGGTGCCGCTGTTTCGCTCACCGCTGGTACCCACTTCCTGTTCCGCCAGGGGAACAACGCTGCATCGTCCGTGACGTACGAGACGTCCGGTCTGCAGCAGCTCGTCGCAACTGCCGCCAACACGTTCGGCGGCATTGACGCCTCGTCAGCGGGCAACAGCTGGTGGGACAATCTCCGCATCAATGCGGCTGGCGCTCTGTCGCTGGACCTCCTGACCCAGGCATTTAACACGGTTGATGTCGCGGGCGGGAACGTCTCGGCCATGATCGCCTCGCCCGGTATGCAGCGGGCGCTCTTCAACCTCCTCCAGTCGCAGGTTCGGTACACCGATCCTGTGAACCTGAAGGGTGGCTTCAAGGCACTCGACTACATGGGGCAGCCGTTCATCGCTGACCGCCAGGCTCCGTTCGGGAAGATTCACTTCCTTGACGAGAAGTTCCTGAACGTCATCGACGCTGGGGATTGGGACTGGCTCGATGAGGATGGCAACGTCCTCAAGTGGGTCGTCGGATACGACGCATGGGAGGCCGTCCTCGGGCGGTACCTCAACCTCGCGGCTCAGCGCCGGAACACGCAGCTTGTCGTGTACGGTCTGACGAACGATCCGAACGGCATCTAATCCCCCATATCGGTTCGCCGGTATGGTGCTGCGGGGGGCTCCTTCGGGGGCCCCCTGCACGCTACACAAGGAGAAGCATGAACCAGTTTAACATCTGGGTTCCTCCCACTGCTGGCTACAGGGCGGAGGCGCAGGCCCGAGCGGCAGCCAAAGAGTACGACGAGGATCTGGATTTTGGTCGTAACGAAGCGACCGGACAGTGGTGCGTGTTTCTCAGGCAGGGTACTACGCAGCTCACTGCTGGCAGGAATCTCCCGGTTCTTGGGTTCGACCACGTTCCCACACCGGACGAGATCAAGCGCAAGCTGTATCTAACAGATGCCCGACGCCGTGGACTGGAGATTGTGGACGAGATTCAGCGCCACAACGACCAGATCCAGGAGAATTTTGACGAAGCAACAAACGAGGCCGCGCGTGAAACCGCAGAGGCCTTTGAGTGGGGTTTCCGCAAGCTTGGCAAAACCGAGCATAAGAGAGTCTTTCTAGGAGGCAACTAATGTACCAGTCTATGTTCGGTTCGGGGGTGGAAGACCGAAAGCAGAGCTTGATCAAGAGGCTCACTTCAAATCGACCTGGTGGAGGCGCAGCGCGTGTCGCCAATCCATACCTGTTTCAGAGTACGCCCCGAAAGGGGATTGTTGGACTTCCTCAGGCCGCAGCGCTAGCCCCGTATGTGGCTTTTTCTGACGCGCCTGGTTTTCCCAACCTGGGTGCGGCTCGACAAGTCCAGTCTAACCTCGCTCCTTCCGGAAATAACATCCAGCCTCTAGCGGGCATCGGCCCTGCTGCCCCTAATCCAGGGTCCCTCGGGTCTCCACAGAGTGGGTCTGGACCGGGAACTCAATGGCTCCTTGGACGGTATAACAACAACTTGATTCAACCACCACCGCCCGGCACCCTGCCCGGATGGCTTCGGCAAGGCGCAGACCTGGACATCTACAACTCTGCCCTACAGAACTGGCTGTATAACAACCCCGGATTTGGTGGTGAGTAATGACCGTTGAGGAACTCATCGCAGAGTTGGACGACCACGGCTTCGAGGACACGGTAGAGGACCGGAAACTGGCGGTCATCAACGACACCCTCTGGGACATCGAGTCCCGCCAGGACTGGAACTGGCTCATCTTCAATACCAATCTTACGTTCGATGGTTCCTCGCCTACGCCTAGTATGCCCGCCAACTTCAAGTCGGTGAAGTGGGTGTACGACACAACCAACCGGGTGTCGCTGCGTCACGTGCGACTCGAAGAATTCCGTGACAAGCACCAGAGTGATGCATCAACATCAGGGGACGCCACCATCTTCTACTTCGTTGGCAATACCCTGAAGTTCTTCCCGGTCCCGGCAGCGTCCACCACGCGCTACACGATGGACTACTACGCCTTCCAGCCGGAAGTGACGGCCCTCTCTGGGGAAGCGGCGATCTACCTACCTCCGCGCCACCACAGGACGGTCGTGTTGGGAGCGGTCTCCAAGTTGTACCAACTGGAGGACGACCCGGAGCTGGCGGCCGTGTTCAAGCAGGACTACGAGCAGCGGCTGGCCACGATGAACCACGACCTGCAAAAGACCCAGTTCACTACGCCCGACCGAATCTTTGTCATCGACGAGGATGACGAGTGGCACTATCCATTTCACGTCTAAGGGGTGATTCATGGCTATTCTGACCGAGACGTTTAACGGCATCCCGGCAGGCATGAATCTCGCTAAGCCAGCTTTCGAGCTGGGGGACAACGAGGCCCGGTACCTCCAGGACGTTCTCCTGGACCAGCCTGGCCTGGTGCGAATGCGCGGTCCCGTGACACCTGCGGCGGGGTTCCCTACCCTGCCGAACAAGGCCTCGGGAATCTTCGGTACCCTGAACCCGGCCGGTAACTATCGGCTGGCGGCTATTGACGGCAACACCACCAACAGCTACATACGGCTACTTAACAACACCTTCAGCAGTTATGTGACTTTCAACTGGTCAGGCGCGATGCCGACCGCCCCGACCGCCGACCCGTACCGTATCGTGGACTCCAAACCCGCTCTCACGGGCGGGGTGTTCATCGGGACGTCCTCCCAGTACAATACAGGTGTGGTGCAAAACCTCGGCCTGTGGAGGGGCGGTAACAGCGCAGACTACACCACCGGAACCATTACCCTGACCCGCCAGTCTGCCACCGTTACGGGCTCGGGAACGTCTTGGACCGCTAATGCATCTCCGGGCATGTTCCTGTTTGCAACGTTCGATGACGGCACGGCCGGGGTCGGTAAGGCCACCATGACATACATCGGGGTGGTCAAGTCGGTGGACAGCAACACCCAGCTCACTCTCGGTGCCGTTGCGCTGTATCCCAGGAACAACGCCTCCCTCGGTACGCTGTCGTACACCCTAACTTCGGTTCGTGGGCTCGTGGCAAGAGAGGTTAAAGGTCGCGTAACCGCAGCCACATCGAGCGCTACCCTCACTGGGGCTAACACCAAGTTCCAGTCGGGCCAGATCGAGAACATCGTTCTGACCACAAGCGCCAGCACTACAAACGCCAGTGCCATTATCACAGGACTGTCATCCACAACCTCACTGAAAGTGGGGATGCGGGTGCAGGGTACTAATGTAGGCACAGCAGCTTATATTATCTCTATTGATAGTAGCACACAAATCACGGTGTCGGCCAACTCGTCCGCTACAGGTGCGACTACACTCACGATCAAGCACGGCTGGAACTTCTACCGCGCCTCGGACCTGCAGTGGATCGGACGCCTGAGTGTCGTGAACAACGACATCAGCATTACCCTGGCCGCTAACGCAGCCGTCGCCATGAACAACGAGCGCTTCATCGCGTTCAACATGACCGGCGACTGGGCTGTCAATACGCTGAAGACCGGCGGGGTGGGGTTCCTGAATGCCACGTACGCGCAGCGCCAATGGTACGCCAATAACGGGACGGACGCCTCCACCATGTCTCGTGTGTGGTTCAGTGATCCGGCAGATCCGGAGGGTCTGGACCTGGCGGCGTATGACGGAGACTTCATTGATATTGCCTCGTCCATCGGGACCGACACGCCTATCAAGGCGATCATCCCGGCGTACAACTCCCTGGTTGTGATCAAGGAGAACGAGACGTTCGCTATCTACGGGACCACGCCTACGACGTTCTCGGTCAAGAAGATCGAGGATGACGGGGCCCTGTGCGGCATGTCCGCCATGGGTTACGGTGGAGGGGCTGTCTGGGCCGGACGCGAAGGAATCCACTTCTACGACGGGATCACGGTCAACAACTTGTCTTCTGGCAAGCTGGGGGAATACTACAAGAACGCCCTGACCAACTTCGTTCCGTCCCAGTATCGCATGTGGGCTACGGTGATCCGGGAGCATTACATCCTGTTCATTGAGAACCTGGAACCCAACGCGCAGGTGATCAAGGGCACAACTGTTGTGACTCCTTCTGCCCTCACTGTTGTCATCAACATGGCGACTCAGGCGTTTAGTATGTTCACGAACCTGCCGCTCAGAGGGGCCACCGAAACCCCCTCGGACACAGGCAAGAACGTCCTCTACATCATCAACGATGAGGCAGGCGGGAACATCTGCTCGGGTGACGCCCTGTTCGACGAGATCGGTAAGGACACCCTCGTCGGGGACAGCGGTACCTCAGCCACTATCTACGACTACGGTCAGACCTCTACGGTCTCTACAGTCTACGGGACGGCCACAGCATTCAACGTCACCGGGGACAAGAAGTACGTGAGCCAGATCACGATCACGGCAGACTGTAATCTCGAGTCCATCCGAGCGTACATGAAGGGACAGGGCGGAGGCTCTGCGACCACCAACGTGAAGGCGGTGCTATATACGGATTCCTCAGGAAGCCCTGATGCCCTCCTTCAGGAGAGCTCAGTCGCAGTGGTCACCCAGGCCGACCAGGATCAGTTCGTAAACTTCTCGTTCTCGAGCCTCCCGGCGGTTGCTGCAGGCACCTACTGGATCGGCATCCACGTTGAGACCAGCGGGCGAGCCATGGCCTATAAGTTCTCCACGGCCAACCTGACCAAGTACAATTCGGATACGTATGTCGGCGGTGCCGCCAACCCATTCGGTGCGGCCAGCAATGATACGGGCCCCCTTGTGATCTTCGCCAGGGTGAAGACCGCAGGTCCGGACTTCTACATCGAGTCCAAGAAGTATACTCAGGACGACGCTATGCGAAAGAAGCTGTTCAAGCAGCTTGCTATCAACTACCTCGTCCAGGGAGACTCCCTGAGGCTCGACACGGTTCCGGGGCTCAACGACCTGGGGCGGACTAGTTCGTCTACGTTCCCAACTAGCGTCTTTACGTGGACCTCGCTGACATCCAGCGTGGCTACGTGGGCCGCTCTATCAGCACTATACTCCAACTGGGAGCAGTTGATCAACTCTGTGTACCGTCCGAAGCGCATCAAGTTCCTGAAGAGGACCCAGATGCTCAGCTTCCGGATCTGGGCTAACAGCCCGTCGGTTACAGCGGCCCAGCTCGGGCCCTTCCAGATCGGTTACAAGTTGCAGCGTGCAGGAAGGATCTAATGGCTGAGGAAAAGATTGGTGATTGGACAGTGGGACAACTGGTGCGGTTCCTCGAGCAGACGCTCCGTGAAAGCCCTCCTACCCGTATTCCGACACTGACTACCGAAGAGCTGACGAACACCGAGAAACTCGTGTGTACGGACCAGATTCAGCTGACACAGCAGCAGACCACAGTGGGCACGGCTGGTGGCGCTTCGGCGCTGCCTGCCACCCCCACGGGGTACTACCGCATTCTTGACTTCACCGGCACCCTCAGACTGGTGCCCTACTACAACGCTTAGGAGGGTAGATGGCTACCGATGCTACAGGGACACCCACAGCCAAGGGCATTCCCAAATATAACCTAGCCGTTGACCCGCCCTCCGGGCGCGGCTTCAACGCTGCCATGGACTCCATCGACCTGTTGCTTGACAGCTACGTGCCTAAGCCCTCGGGCATCGTAAACGCAGAGGTTCCGGTTTGGAACGGTACAACGTGGGTCCGGTCTAGCGTTACTCGCATTGGTACGAGCAGTCTGGGCTCTGGCACGCCAGATTCTACAAAGTTCTTGCGGGGAGACGGCTCTTGGCAGATTGTTGGTTCCGGATATGGTACATCCCTACCCGGTTCGCCGACGGATGGTCAGGAATATACCCTGGTCGATTCGACCACAGCGCCTACCTATCAATGGCGCTTCCGATACAACGCCGGTAGTGGCTCTTCCTATAAGTGGGAGTTCGTCGGCGGCACCACACTTCTGAATGAGGTGCTCGCAGCAGAGGGTGTGACTACTTCGGGCGCGTTTCAAAACCTCACTACCACGGGACCACAGATTACCGTGCCTGTGGCGGGGGAGTACACGGTGGGAATCGGCTCTCTCGGATATATCACCGCGTCGGGGGGAGGAGGGCGACATGCTTACATGTCCATAACTGGAACCACCTATGGATCTGGAATAGATGGAGATGGGCTGCATTGGTCGCCTGACGGGGGCGGATCGACGGCCACAGATAACTACGAGGCCAATGCCTATCGTACTATGAAACGGACATTTGTCGCAGAGACTATTACGGTGAAATACCGAACATCAGCGTCTACTCTTGGGTGTACCTGGAGATATCGACACCTCACCATGACACCCATCCGCGTCGGCTAAACGGAGGCGAATTATGGTTAATGCACCTCCGGGCTGGTGGGGACAGGCCCCTATTTCCGGACTTAGAGTCAAAGAACAACAGTACCGTGGTTCGGATGGTGGATATCGTCCCTACATGTACGATATGGCTGGTCTACAGCGTAGCACCAATTGGGACGGGTATATTGGCCCGAATGGGGAGAAGTTTGATTCAAAGGGTCGTATTTGGGGCCAATACTACGAAGGAGGCGCTGAACGCACTCTTGGAGGTGCTCCCGGCGCAGCTGGATTCGGAGGCTCCCCAATCCCCGGCGCTGGAACCTATGGCGAGCAGATGGCCATCGCCCAGAAGGCGTACGACAACGCTATCGCACAGGCCAAGGCCAGGAAGACCCAGCAGTTCCGCATGGGCGGGCTGTTGGAAAACGGAACTGTTGATCCTTTGTCTAGGTACGGAACCTATCAGAGTATGCTTCAGGGCCAAGGGGCTGACTTGGATCAGCTTTTGGAATCCAGTTACCAAAGAGGTATCGGCGGTCGCGGCCTAGGAAACCAGGGTGAGCGTCTTGCCCGCTATCAACAGGCCCTACAAAACCTCGGCTTCCAGAGAGAAGTGAGTAGCTGGAACCAGGACTACGCCAACTCGATTACACAGGCAGAGCTTGAGAGACGGGATCGCATGGTTGCTGCTCTTCAGGCCGCACGCGACAACGCCTACGGTGACTGGGGTCCATCTGGGAACTACGGTCCAGAATCCAACAGGGGTCCTTCCACAACTGATTGGACCAGTAATCTGGCTTCGACAGTGCGGAGACGCAATTCACTACGTACACGACCGCGTTCCACGCCCTCCAAGGCTGAACTATCTAAGTATGGATGGGGGGCAGCAGCAACGTGGGCCAAGTCCCAGCCTAAGCCCAAACCAAAACCCAGTTCACCTCCTAGACAAAGGGGAGGGAGGTATTAGATATGCCATCAGGACCCAGCCCACCGGCCAGACCGAATCGGTCCGGTAGGAGCAGGCCAACTACACCACCTACCCCTACACGTCCCGCACCGCGCACGCCGCCGAAGCGGATCAATGATATGAAGATCCGGGGTCAGCAGAGGTACCTTGCTGATCGGGGCTACAAGGTCACGGTGGACGGTATCGAAGGGCCCCAGACACGAGCAGCCCGAAAGGCCTTCCTCAACGACGTTCCCTCTGCTGTGTGGAACAAGCAGTGGAAGCAGCTGCCTGTGACGTACCCGTCCAAAGGGTCTCCGCCACAGCCCGGCAAGGGCGGAAAGCCTGTAGGGTCCCGTCCCAATGCCGGAGGTAAACCCGGAAAGACCACCAAGCCAGGGAAGACTACGAAGCCTGGCAAGGCTGGGACCTCGGCCCGTCCCGCTGGGTTCGTTCCCTCAGGGCTTGCGGCCATGTCGGACCAGCAGCTTCAGAAGTTCGTGAACAGCCAGGTCAGCAACCAGTACGAAGCGTCCAACTCGCTGTACGATGAACAGATCAAGCAGTACAACGATCAGTTGAAGTGGGCAGAGCAGAACAGCCAAGACTGGGCGGGACAGATCCAGGATACCTTCAACAGGGGGACGCAAGATGTCAATGCGGCCTACGCAGCCGCTGCGCAGAATATGGCTCAGACCCAAGACGGCATTGCCGGGCTATTTGGGGAAGCCCAAGCACCGGACGTTGCAGTTTACGGGCAACCGGGCAAGGACCTTCTCGCAGCCCAGCAGGCGTCTGATGCCTCGTTCGCGTCCAATATGCAGGGTGTGTTCAACGCGCAGCAGCAAGATTACGCTCGACGGGCCCGGTCAGACATCCTGACCAAGATGGCAGAGGCCATGGCCCAGCGGCAGAGCAGCATGGCCCAGATGCGTTCACAGCAGTCCGGCGGACTTCTCGACGCATACGAGGCACGTGACAAGGCCCTTGCTGGCCAGCGTGCCCTCTGGCAGGCCGAGCAGATGATGCCGTTCGAGCAGAGTACGGCCTATGCCAATGCGCAGTCCGCGCTTGCGAACGCCAATGCCGCCCGTGTCGAGGCCAAGAACGCCCCGGCCGTGGCAGCTGCAAGGCTTCGTCAGGCTCAGGCGGATCTTCAGAACACAGTTCTTGAAGGGCAGATCAAGCTGCAGGAATTGGCTAACGGCTCTACCAGGGTCAACATGAACGACGCAGCGACGGTTGAGGCTCTCAAGACAGGCATCCGCAAGTCGTTTGCCGGTGCCCGTGGTGGGTTGGTTCTCCGCCCGGACATTGCGTACGAGAATGCGCTGGCCTCCTTGGCTACGGTCCCCGGAATCGACATGAACATCGCCCGGAGGCTGGCTGCCATCGAGGTGCAGAAGGCACTGAACATCAGCCACAGCGTGAACAACTGGCTGGCCTGGACTTGGAAGAACGGGCGGCCGGTGCTGAACAAAGCCAAGGCAGCGGCTCTGGCCGAGGCCCGACAGAACAAGTAATCGAAGGAGGGTAGATGTCTAGTTTGGATTCCGGATTCAGTTTCCCGAAGAAGAGCGGTCAGAAGTCTACCCTCACCTTCGATTTCGGCGACATCCAAGCCCGCAAGGCGGAGCTTACCGCCCGCCAAATGGCGATCCTGATGATGGAGAAGAACAGGAAGAAGGACTTTTCGCTTGGGTCATTCCTCAAGAGTGCCGGTGGGCACGCGCTTAACCCGGTTCTCTGGACCTTTGACAAGCTTCTTCGTCCGAACTACGCCATCGCTAACGCCACTGATGCGGTCTGGGATTCATTTGACGATGGTGTCGGCATTGACTCTGTTACTGCTGCGCTTCGCGGGGCGTATCGGGGATTCACCGGCAAGGAGAAGAAGGGCTTCGGAGAGGTCCTCAAGGAACACGGCGTACTAAAGGGCCATCGTCGCCTTCGTGGGCTGGCGGGCTTCGGGCTGGACATGACCACCGACCCGCTCATGGCGCTTTCCGCCGTGGCCGCTCCCGTCACGTTCGGGGGCTCGGTTGCTGCGTACTCCGCAGCCAAGGCCGCTGCATTGCAGACAGGCAAGGCCGTGTCCAAGAAGGTTGTACAGGAGGCGGCGTATGATGCCGGTCGGCACGCCCTCAAGGGGGTCGCTAGCCGAGAGGCGGAAGAGGTCCTCGCTCTGGCGGGACCGGACTTCAAGTACCGCCACGCCCTGTCCAAGCTGGTCAACGACGTCGAAGAGCAGCGTGCCGCCCTGGCCATCAACGGGTCGGGTGAGGTTAACGCCGCAACCCAAGCAACGAAGAACATGCTGGTGGCAGCCGCCTTCGCTGAAGAGTCTCGGGTCACCCCCAAGGCCCTGCAGTTCAAGTTCGGCCTCCCCCGGCACCGGACGGCGATCACGCCGGTCTCGATCAGGGGCCAGCGTGTAGCCCCCCTGCTCCCCAAGCTCGCCAACACGGTGGGCCGCAACATCCCCGTGGTCTCTCGGCTGGCTGATGCCACCGGCAAGGCCTTCGTCCCTGGCTTCCGTCGTGAAGAGCTTCACGCCATGGAGATCAGCCGGACGCACCTTGCCGAGCAGATGCACCTGTGGAACAAGGAGTTGGCCACCAAGAAGATCGGGGACGCTGCCAAGAACCTGAGCGACGACGAGCAGATGCGCATCCTCCACCTGTTCGAGAAACCCCCGGAGGACGTGGCTGCGGTTATCAACGACGGCTACGACTATCTCCTGAATGAGGACTACATCAAGGTCCTTAAGGAGTCGGGGCAACTGAGCGATGAGGGAGAGCAGTTCGTTCGTAACTGGCACGACCTGATGGAGACTTTCAACCGGCAGGACACGGCCATCGGGTTGGACTACAAGCATGTTGGGGAGAAGGGAAAGCTCTACGTGCCTCATATGTTCACCCGTGGAGATGACGAATACTTCTCCCAGTCACAGTGGAACATTCTGTCAGAGGCTGGCTTCACAAAGAAGCGTAAGGGAGACTTCTCGGTTCTCGAGATTGATGAGATGCTCAAGGCTGGGAATTTCGCTGAGGAGGGCCTGAAGATTGAGACCAAACCGCTGAACCTGGTGGTGCAAACCTCCAGGGCTCGAGCGGAGAAGTACGCAGACCAGGCCGTTGTCAACTCTCTCGTTGATAGCTTCGGGGTCAGCACCCGCAAGGTGAACCTCGCCAAGCTCACGGAGAAGGCCAAGGAGGCCGAAGAGGCTGCCACCCGCTACGAGGCTGCGGTTCGACAGGCGGCCCACGCGGAGGAAGCCTACCAAGGTAAGTTTGAGTTGCTCTATGACAACATCGAGAGGGGCTACAACGCTCGCATTGCGAAGGCCCACGCCAACATTCGCCGTACCCGTGCCGCCAGAAATAAGAAAGAGGTCTTTGACGAGAAAGCGTTTGATGACGCTCTCAAGAAGCTGACTCGGCGTACCAAGGACAAGGCTCGGGCGATCTCTAAGCTCTCTAAGCCTGAATACACCTGGCGTCGAGCAAAGGGCGGCAGGTACCTCAGCCCTGATGGCCGGTACCAGATCGTCAAAGGCGTCCACAAGGACGGCAAGGCTGTGTACCATGTGCGGGATGCTAAGGGAAAGTTGCTCAAGGGCGGAGTCCACCGGAGCCTGGCTGCTGCTAAGTCCTTCGGTTCGGCCGTAGACAACGAGGTCTACCGAAAGGAACTCTTCGACCAACTCTCGACCAACGTCGAACGTGAGCAGCTTCAGCTGAAGATCACACACTCGAAGACCGTTGATGTCGGAAGGTCTAAGAAGGCTACCATTGCCCGCCTGCAGAAAAGCATCGAGAACATGGAGAAGCGGCGCGACGAAGAGCTAACTCTTGTCACCTCCGGTAAGCACCCCAAGCTCCGTGTTAAAGAGGAAAAGGCAGCCCTGATCGCTGCCAGGCAAATCGAGCGTGAAGCTAAGCGGGACATTAGGCGCATCACAAAAGAAGGAAACGTCATAAAGGCGGGCAAGAAAAATCCGGCTTATGATACAACCTCCATGCGGGAACTTCCTAATGTGCTTGACGAGTACGGCAACAAGATGGCCCTCAGCAAGGACGCAGCAGATGTACTGATGCGTCTTGAGAAGGTACTGGTCAACGACGATCGAACCCTGTCCGCCCTGGGCAGAGCATACTCCAAGTACCTATCGCTATGGAAGCTGCTGGTCACCTCGGTGAACCCCGGTTATCGTGTGAGAAATACGATGACCGACTTCTGGAACATGTATCTTATGGGTGTACCTCTCCACGAGATTCCTCGAGCAGGGGCGCAGGCCGCTAAGGTCATGAAGCTGATCAAGAGCACAGACATCACAGACCCACAGGTCATGAAAGCTTGGGATGAAGTGTTCGACGCTGCTCAGCACGGAGTTCTCTCCGGCCTGTACGCCGGGGACATTCAGAGCGTGGCCCAGGCCATCCGGTATGAAGGCAGCAAGAGATCCCTCAAGAAGCGCCCGGTGCGGCTGTTCATCAAGGTCGCTCAGGACGTCAACCGCTCTGCAGAAAACTGGGGGCGTCTCACCCACTTCATGTACCGGCGTCGGGTCCTCGGTGAGGGCATCGGCGAGGCATCCATGAAGGTGAAGATCGCCCACTTCGACTACGAGGATCTAACCTCGGTTGAGCAGAAGTGGATGAAGCGCATCTTCCCGTTCTACACGTGGACCCGCAAGAACCTGCCGTACCAGCTCCGACAGCTCGCAGCCGAACCGGGGCGGTATTCCGCCTTCCCCAAGCTCGCCATGGAGTCCGAAGAGGCCTCCGGCGGTGGTGGAGAGATTCCGGGCTACCTCTCGGATACGTTCGCGTTCCGGGTCCCGTTCGGCAAGAACACGTACTACACCCCGCAGCTGGGCATGGCCGACTTGGCTATGCTGCAGTCACCGGGCGAGTTCGTGGATCGGGTTACCGGCATGGTGACACCCGTCGCCAAGGTTCCGGCCGAGCTAGCGCTGAACCGAAACGCCCTGACCGGGGCCGAGATCGACACCCCGTATCACACACGAGCACCTGTCACCCCGTTGGGTGCAGCCCTTCTGAGCCTGATCCCAGGCTCTAATGTGGGCACCACCGAGCGTCAAGGTGTGGTCGGACCAGGGGCTAACCCCTACTTCGCACACCTGCTTGGGCTGGTCCCCGCTGGCCGACAGGCCTTCCTGTCCTCCGGCGGCATCAAGGGGCAACAGAACCCGCTGGGTAAGTTCTCCTGGCTCGCTGGTATCGCTGTGAGCGACATAGACGAGGACAAGCAGGCAGAGTATACGGCCCGTGACCTGGAACGAAAGTATCAGAAATGGATCGCTGGACTCAGGGACGCACAGATGGTCCCCAGGGAAGAGCAAGAGTTGTCAGAGTTCGATAAGCTACTACGTCGGCGAATATCAGGAGGCTAAGTGTCGCTCAACCCGAACCAACTTAGGGACCTCCTGTACACCGCTGGATTTCGTGGGCCTAGTCTGAGGACGGCCTACGGGATTGCGATGCGTGAGTCGGGCGGACGCCCTGATGCCTTTAACGGAAACGTAGGTACCGGGGACCGTAGCTACGGTCTGTTCCAGATCAACATGCTGGGGAACCTCGGACCCGCCCGACTCAAGCAATACGGACTCGCCAACAACGAGGCGCTTCTGGACCCGGCTACCAACGCCAGGGTTGCCTACCAGATGTCGAAGGGCGGCACCGACTTCGGAGCATGGGGCGTAGGTCCCAATGCCTACCGTAGCGGCGCTGGCTACAACACCCTGAAGTTCGACGGCTGGCCAGGAGGAGTTGGAGGGGGCCCGAAGCCTGCTCCAAAGCCGGTAGGTCCCAAGCAGAAAGCGTCGCCTCTACCGCAGGCGCAACCAGTGTTCACCCCCCAAGACCAGAAGCGCCAGAGGGCCTACGACCTGATCAACCAGGTCATTCGGTACTCGACGGACGGGGAAGTGAACCTCAATCTGGCGGCTCGAGCCACAGGGGCTGTGTCCCCCAAGGGTACGGTGGAACCCCCGACCGTGGGGCGTGGCGCTGATAAGCGCATTCCGGAGTCTAAGGACCCTCGGATTAACAAGGCTCTTGCCGCTGCGCATCAGCAGGTGGGCAAACCTTATGTGTTCGGATCAGGACCTAGCACAGACTCGTTCGACTGCTCCGATCTGGTGCAGTATGCGTATAAGCAGATCGGCGTGGACATCCCCCGAACTACCTTCGACCAGATCAAGATCGGGAAGCCGGTACAGTGGGGACAGTTCCAGCCTGGCGATTTGATTTTCTCTAACAAAGGCGGACACGTGGTGATGTACGTCGGCAACGGTAAAGTAATCGCGGCCCCCCGCACAGGAACTGTGGTTCAATACCAGCCGGTGTCTCGGTTTAAGAACTCGTTCGTGACCGCACGGCGTGTTCTATAGGAGGCTGAATGTTTAACCAGCACGATCTATTCTACCCGCCTAGGCGTCCTATGCCGCCCACTTTCTTGGGTCCTGAGGTCTACCCGCTACCTAGAACGGAGGGCCGCGATGATGGGTCCTGGGCCGGACCAAATTTTCGTGGCGGCACCGATTTGGACCCATATGCCCCGAGTACAGATAGTCCAGTATACGGGCCTTGGGACGGACCTAGGTTTCGTGGAGGAACCGACTTGGATCCGTATGCACCGACACCGGCGCGGTTGCCCGTCCCGCCGATTTTGTCGCGTCCGGATATTCTAAAGAAACACCTTGTGCGGTCTCTGGTGGGTCCAAACTTTCAAGGTGTTGCTCGTCCTGTTACCCAAACCGGATCTGTGGGGGAGCGTCTTGCTTCTATGTTGTCGGCAGCGCGTACCATGAACGACAGCTTGCTCAATGCCCGCAGATACAGTGCTCCAACACAAGTGCCAAGGTTCGATAGGGACTCGGCCGCTAACTACAACCGCAGTATTGCGAGACGCAGGGTGTTCAGAAATGGCCGAAAATAACGGACTCCACGAGAAGGTAGATCAACTTGTAAGTGACGTCTCGTACATCAAAGCCAAGATCGAGATCGTTGGTGATCACGAGGAAAGGCTACGGGTACTTGAGCGTTTTCGACATGGCTTCCCCAGTATCGCGGTCCTCGCATTGACCGTAGGAATGTTGGGGCTAGCCATCCCGCTAGTTAGATAGGAGAACTGTGAGCAAGCTTAAGGCATATAAGAAGGCTCTTGTCGCCGTTTCTGGCGTCTTTGCGGTCCTCGGCACCGTTCTCGCTGACGGGTCAGTGGACCAGGCTGAGACCGTTTCGGTCCTAGCTGCACTGGTCGCCGCCGTCGGCGTGTTCTACGCCAAGAACGAGCCCGTCCAGTAATGGCCGAGAAGATTGGCTTTCAGAACGGGGTTCTGACGGCAGCACTGCGCGAGAAAGAACTGCATCCCCAGTACACGGCAGCGTGGGACAAGCGCGCCCGTACGTTGGGGACGTTGATCGAGGGGCACAACGAGACCCAGGACCGCCTTAGCAAGCTTGAGGCGGCGGTCGCCCCTTTATTCCCGTAAGGCCGGGGCTGTTCCTGGCCTGGGGTCTGTACAATGGAGGGAAGGATTTCCCTGGCTCGGAGCCTGCCACCATTGCGAGAAAGGCACAGGAGGCAGGCTTCGGCCACATCTCCCTACAGTGGGATGATCCGAAGAACAGACCCTTGGCAGCGGCTCTGCGCGCGGAGTGCAAAGCTCGCGGTCTAACGTTTGGTGTGTGGGAATCCGATCCCTATGTAGGCTCCCCCGAGAAGGCTCTATCAGAGGCTAACGGCGAACACTATATCGCCCAGGCTGAGCAATATGAAGACTGGGAAGGCATTGTAACATCGTTCCGCCAATGGTACCCGGACATGTCCGCTGCCGTTGTCACCACGTTCTGGGGACTCGGCGCAGGCCCGTCGGGCTATGACAAAGAGATGTGTCGTCCCGTAATCGAGGCGGGGTTCCACTGCCTTACCGAGGCCTATGTGAACCAGAGCAGCCCGAGCGTTAGTCCAGAGAGACTGGACGCAACGGCCCGGTTCCTTGGATGGCCCAATACACAGCCGGTCATTGGCGTCTATTGGGACTTCCCAGCTAAGGAATATATCGACAAGTATAAACTCGCTGACTACCCCGGCTACTGGGTGTGGTTGGCGGAGACCATGAGACCTGAAGACTGGGATGCCCTGTCTGAGTTCAATAGGAGGTGACAGTGACCTACGCACAGCTTAAGAAGCGGTACCTCGACAAGCACGGGGCACTGGTACAGCCCGCTCAGGGCTGGGGTTCCCTCGATCCTACACTGTGGCTGGCCTACTCGATGGGCCGCAAACGCGGGTTCACGGACCTGGGCACCTACGCCAACAAGCCAGGGGATCACGGATACTATCCGGCACATGCGTTTGATCTCGGGCGGCGGGATCGGTTCAGGTTCCTCGGGTGGAACTACCTCATTGCCAGGAAGTTTGCCCAGCTGCTTGTAAAAAACTACCGGGAACTGAACATCAACTACGTGATTCTTGGTAATCGTATCTGGTCCCGAGAGTACCCATACTGGCACTCGTTCAAGAACTACCCCAAAGACAAGTCGCACGACTTCCACATCCACGTATCAGGAGTTCATTCCCATGGCCCGAGACGGTAGGCTTAACCGGGACAACCCCCGAGACCGTCTCCTGCAAGGTAAGTTGGACACCATCGCAGCTATCATGCGGTCATATGGGATTCCTGTTCCAAAAAATGTCGCCGTCTCAAATACTCGTGGAGGAATTCGAGATCCGGCAGGAGCCGCTGCGTACGTCAGTTGGTATACCCCTAAGAATATTACGATGGATCAGTATACTGCCTCGAACCTAATCAACGGAGGCAAGCGTCGAAGTAAAGGACTTAGGCAGGACGCTATTCAAACTACCATTCATGAGTTGGCGCACACGGCATCCATGCCCTATAAGGAATGGTCGTATGGGTTTCCAAAGCACTACGGTGCTGAGGAGGAGTTACAGGCTTCCGCACGAGAACAGGCCCTAATCGGGCTGGTGCTTCGGGCAATGGGAGAACGCAAAGGACTGCTTGCTAACAAGATTGAAAACCAGTTCCCTGGGTACCGTGCACCAAAGAATTTTGGTGGGCTCGGAATCAAAGAGTACGACAGAGCAGTACGAAACTATCGCAAACGAAACCCGGCTGCACTATACCCCGGCAGAAACTAAACTTTCAAAGAAATAAAAATGGCCCCTGGCCGTTCCAATTACGGAGCGACCAGGGGCCCTTTTTGCGTTAGACCTCTCCCTCTGCGTCGGCCTCAACATCGTCTTCGTACTGCGTAGCAGCAAACTCTACGAAGTTGATAGCCACAGCATGAGCCAGGCTCTCGATCTGATTCGTGTCCGCGATAGGCGGATCGAATCCCATCTGGACGTCGATGCCGTCATCCACGTCCGTGATCGTGATTACAACACTACCCATTAGGCAAGCTCCCATCCTGGGCTATCGACTATTAGCTTCCCGCCCTCGAGGAACGCGAAGCCCTGCTGCCACGTCGGGAATGTAGTGCTGCGCTGCAAGTAGGCGGTGCTGTCCTTGTCAAACAGACCCCCGATCTCAGCGACCACCTTCTTCCCATCAACCGCATACCCGACGGCACAGTGGTGCGAGTGGGCGGTGATGACGTTGGCGTTGTACTTAGCGGAGAGCTTCTGAGAGTTGGACAGTGGGATGCGGCTGTAGTTTGCCGGGTGACAAACGTACCAGTCCACTCCGTCACGCCCCTCAACCCAGATGTGGTCCAGATTGGTGAACGTGATCCTGTTCAGTAGCTCGTGGCCAAGTTCCCCTAGAACCAGGCGCATGGCCTCCGAGAACTGGATAGTGAATCCCAGCGCTCGGTGAAGTCGGGCGTCGTGGTTTCCCCAGATGTAGTAAATCTCATCGAAGGTCTCCAGCAGCACCCGCATTACAGCCTCGGCCTCCTTCAACTCGTACGCCAGCCCTGCCTCACTCTGCTTCGGCTCGTAGGCGCTGAGTGCGTCGAAGTTGAAGAAGTCTCCCGCGAGAATCAGTCGGTTGTGTCCACGCTCCCGTGCTGAGAGGATGAACTTGTTGACATACTCGGGGTCGTACAACGGCACGTGCCAGTCGGCGGTGATGGCAATATCACCAGTAACGTATAGGGGCTGATCCAGCTCCAACCGAAACCGATCAACAAATGTGTGGTCGGTCGGAATCAGGTGTCGCTGGTAGCCACGGTCCCTAAGCCCGCGCCGGATGGTACTCTCGTGTACACCGAAGAGGTCGCTGATGCGGTAGTTCGACCACCCCTCAGCTGCCCTCTTCATTGCGAGTTCCCAATCGACGTTACTCATGTTCTCCGTTCAGGTAGTTTACGATGTCGTCTAGCGTTGCTGACAGCCCTTTGCTGACGGCGGGCTGACTCACCCCCACAGCCGACGCTAGCCGGGTCTGGGTGAGTCGTCCGATGGACAGCGCATAGAGACGCTTACGTGCCACCAAGTGGTTTAGCGCCCTACTAAGATCAATCAGCCGAACATGTACGATTTTGTTATCGCACTTGTCCCGCAGTGTCTCGTAGTCCGTCAGAAGTGCCTGCACTTCTCCCTTCGTGTACCTGGCCCCTATGTGTCCACGCCCTGATGTAGTCCAGAAGGGCACGGTCGATGTGGGTTGAGGTTGGGATGTGTCCGCCCTCTCTGAGTTTCCACACACAGATAGCGCCCTCCTGGACTAGATCGTCATACTCCACCCCGCCGACTCCCGCAAACCTGCGGGCACGCGCTTCTACGAGAGGCCACCATTGGCGGACCCAATTGTCGGCGGACGTATCCATTAGAAGATGGAGTCGTCTGCGGAGTTCACAACCTCCCGGTCTGCGCGAACCACAGACGGGATCAGGGTCACAGAAGTCGGGCTAATCTGTGCCTGTGACCTCCTACCATCCTTGCCTTCATAGGTGTTGACGGAGAACTTTCCATCCACCACCAGTACGTCACCCTTTTTCGGGGTAGTAGGAAGCTGGAACTCTGGCCAGATCGTGACACGGATCAGCTTCCCATCCGAGCCGGGGGTCTTGATCGTCAGGTCTGTGACCGTCTGATTGTTGACCTCCCGAGTGTTCGGGTCAAACTGAACAACACCGATTGCAACAACGTAGGTGTTCTCACTCATATTGCTTTACACTCTCCTAACTAGTCTACAGATTGAGATTCGGATATGGGCCGTCAAGGTAGACAGCCGCCTTGCGCAGCCAGTCAGCATCCATCCAGGCGGGTATAGCCCGGTTACACCGAGCACACAGCAGGCCTCGGATGATCATGGCTTTGTGGTCGTGGTCCATGTCTAGTCGGCGACGCTCCGAAGGGGGCCTCCCGCATATCGCACAACCTCCCCCTTGCGATTCCAGCATCGCCTCATAATGAGGCCGAGCCTCCCTCAGCAGGGCTGTGTGTTTCTTCGCTGGACGCCTCCGTCGTCGTGCCACCTACCTCTCCAATCCACCAACCCATCGGCTCCCGCATCAGGTGGTACAGTTCGTAGAATTTCCCGTTCAGAAAGACCACATCGAAGTGCTTCGGGTTGGTATATCCGCACGAGAGCAGCTCTTCGTTGGTCACCCACAGGTGCCCTCTCGTGTCTTCGTAGATCCGGGCTGAGTTGTCTTCGCTATGAATGTCAGAATACATCAGGTGCGCTCACATTCTTCAGCTCTACGCGGCCGCCTTCCGTATCGACAATGGAGTAGTACACCACCTCGCCTTGGGCCTGCCGTCGTGACTTGAAGTTGTGAATCTCTAGTAGATTGAGATCCACCTGACGGACATCGAAGGCAGCGTCAACGCTGGCCGTAATATCGCCGGAGCCACGGGCCCTCTTGTACCCGCTGCTGCTGTCCGTCTTGTTCGCATGATGGATGAGAACCACAGCGGCGTCCGTCTCTCGAGCGAGGGGCTTGATGCCATCGCTGAACAGTCGGGCCATCTCTCCGCTATTGTTCTCATCACCGCCGTGGAACCGAGTGAGACTGTCCAGTACGATGAGCGATGGCTCAAAGTCCATGGCCTCTTCGAGAAACAGGTCCGGGCTACGGTCAAGTCGCGCATTAGCGTTGTTGATGTACCGAATCCGTTGACCGTCTGCGATCTTTAGTCCGAGCTTCCGAAACCTGGAGTACACCAGGTCCGGAGGGTTCTCTTCGTCGAAGTACAGCACCCTGCCGTGTTCTACTACGCTGTGCCCGAGGAAGTTGTCGGACACACCGGCCACCGCCAGGGCCAGCCCCATCGTTAACCAAGACTTTCCCAGCCCCGGCTCACCGATGAGCAGGTGACAGTCGCCCTTACAAAACATGCCTGGAACCAACCACCGCACAGGAGGCGGCTCCGTGGTCAGGTCTAGGGTCTTGAACCGACTCTCTCCTGCCTTCGGTTGCCGTTCAATGAGGGTCTTAAGCGCATTGATATCGTAGTCCTCGAAGAACTCACAGACATCGTTGATGCCCTTTGGGAGCTTGACCCTTTTCGCAGTCTTGCCGATATCCGCCCGAATGGCCCGATACGCCGTATCCACCCGTCCGGCGACCTTGTAGTCCAGGTCGTTGTCGAGAATAACGTAAACGGCGTCGGCTTCAGCGAACCACTCTGCCATGTCAGGCCGCCAAGTCTCGATCCCTGGCAGTCCAAGTACAGCCACACTGTCACTGCGTCCTACTTCCTGCTGCAATCGGAGCGTATCGGTTTCACCCTCGCAGAGGATGATCTTCTTCTGCCCGCGCAGCGTGTTGAGATTATACAGTTGGGGGTCGATGCCCTTGGACCACCGAAACGATCGCTCCCCCTCTGGGATACCAAAGCGGCGCTTCTCCCCGAGCAGGCCGCCATCGGGCCCGTAGTATGGGAACACCACCGCCCCCTCCGCATCCTGATAGATCGAGAAGGCGTTGACCGTTTCCTGGCGAATGCCCCGTTTAGCGAACCAGTCGTAGATTGTTTGAGGCACAGCCCTCCCTATGACTTTCGTTGAATGTTATTCACCTGGGCTAGTGTTGTTGTCCAATTACCCTCAAAGCGCAGGCCCCGGTCATCAATGTACACGTCAGCGCCGGGCTTTCCACGCTTCACCCACACCTTGACCTTGTGGTGCAGCCCCTCTTTGCGGAGCATGGCCTTGATGTCGTTGATCTCTTTTTGCTGCCGGGGTTTGGGCAGAAGCGTGATCTCGTCCACGTCGAAAGGTCCGATCCGACAAGTGTGGATTTTGATCTTGTGCCCATCGTTGACCAGCTGATGCAGGGCCGCTACGGCTCCGGGCAGCCAGTCTCCCATGGCAGGCCATACGTTCTCGACGAGGGTGCCGTCCCAGTCTATGGCGATTCGCACGACGCTCCTAGGGACTTGACGTACTCGGCCCCGTTGATGTTGAAGAACACAGCCGCCCCATGATCCTCGTCGGTATCTCCCCTAAGCCACTGCTCGAAATGGCGGGCCGCCGACTCACGAAAGCGCTCGTACTCAGCGTCTCCGGAAGCCAGCATCCAGTTTCGTTTTGTATACTTGTAGGAGCCGAGGGTCATGTGCACGGCCCAGCGTTCTAGCATGGGCCCGTCCCGAAGCAAAAGGTAGTCAACCTTCCCGTCGGAAACGTCCCGTACCATTCCGCTGTCGAACATCTGCCTCTCGCCGCTATCCCTCATCGCCATCTTCGTCATCCTCCAGCCCCTCGAACTCTTCGGTAAGGATATCCATGACCCGTTCCTCACCGACCTCATCCTGAAGGAGCTTGTTGATGCGAAGGGTCTCTTCGAGCATTCCCTGAAGGAAAATGGACTCGAAGTTCAGTCTTGCACAAGTGTCCAGCGCATCTTCAGACAACTTGAGATAACACTTGGTGACAGTTTCCATGTTGCCCTCAGCGTAGTCCGCCGCGCAGACACATTCGTGCTTGAATCCGTAGGTTGCCTCGAATTCGTCCTGATTCTCCTGGAATGCTGCACTCTGCTGATCCAGGAAAGCCACGGTAGCCGGGTCAGGCTCAAACTGATCCTCCGTGCCCTCTGCTTCCTCGTCCTGCTCATCCTTATCTTCCCAGTCGGGCATAAAATCAAACATATTCCTCCTTGTTGGCCCATGTAGTCCAGCTGATTTCCCGATCCACCAGGATCGGCACATGCTCCGACACTTTAGGGTAGTCCATCCATGCCGGTACGTTCTCCATGACGAAGGGAACCTCGTCCCTAGCTGCGTCAATGATGATCTCGTCGTGTACCACGTTCACGATGTGGCTGCGAACGCCTGCCTCTGCGAGTCCTGAGGACACTGAGAGCATGGCCTCCTTGATGATGTCCGCCGCCCCGCCCTGAATGAGGGCGTTGAGGCGCTTGTGTGCATCAGGTATGCGCAGCTGTCGCCCCCAGAGCGAGGTGATGTACCCCCGCGCCTCGGTGCGGCCATCCAGCATACGCTGTAGCCTCCTGATACCCGGCCACGCTGCGTGAAACTTGCCGAGCGTATCCCTGTGCCATCCTTCCGGCATGTCCGGGAACTGTACGAGTAGGGTCGGCAGGCCCCCGCCGTACATCAGGCTCAGGAACAACCGCTTCCCGATCTGTCGCTCTTCCTCCGTGATGTTGGTACGGCCGTAGTAGTGTTCAACGATGGCCGTATATGTGTCTGCCCCTTCGATCAGGCGGTCCCTGAGCAGCGAGTCCCCGGTGACATGCATGTAGTACGCCAGTAGCCGGGGCTCAATCTGCTTGTAATCGAAGAAGCAGAACGCATCCAACTTCGGAACGAACGCCTGCTTCACATCCTTCTGCGTCCTCGGGATATTCTGGAAGTTTATGCCTTGACCTCCTTGAGGTCCATCTCGATATCGAAGCTGTAGTCCTCTAGGGTATACCGGATTGTGTTCATCACCTCGTCGAGGTATGCGGGGTCCCCGGTAACCGTGACGGTTCCAGTCACCGTAACCTCGTGGTCCCTGTTGGATGAGAACTTGTACTCGTAGGGTTCCTTAGCCTTTGCTCTTGGCATCTTGTATTCTCCTTCTGCATTCGAGTTTGTTTCTGCAGAGGTGGCCTTTTACGGTGCGGCGCATCTCCGCAGAACTGTCCATCTTCTTGCACTTCCAACACACAGGCATTAGGCCTCCGCACCTCCGCTAGCCATGCGCCCTGTCCGGGTACCATGCTGTCGGAACCACGGGTGCATAAGCCCGTCTCGCTGCTCGTGCAGCATGGGCTTCAGGTACGTCCCGTGGATCTTCTTTATGCGCCGGTACTCCAGGACGTGCGCTGCCAGCGGATCATTTACCCCCCTAAGTACTTCAACGCTTGTTCCGTTCACCTTATTCCCTCGGTCGTTTAGAACCTCGAGGATTTGCTTCGGGCTGTTGGGGTTGAAGTCCTCGTTGGTCAGGTCTCGGATGTCCATTTCCTCCGTGAACATGTCGGAGGCGAATGTGGCCGTGGCCTGCTCCAGGTACGGTGTGTCCACCGCCATGCCCTGCCGCTCCATGTCAAGCAGGACCAACTGCAATCGCTGCTCCTTCGCGTACACGTCCAGGAGCCCGGCCTGCATCACCAGCGGGTACAGGACATGGAACAACTCCATGGTGTACTCGACGTCCTTGATGGCGTAGGGGACCACGACCTCGCGCGGTAGGAGGTGGTACCCGTCGGCCTTCTTCAGATTGTGCTTCTTCTTGGCGGCTTTCACCTGCTCTTCCTCGTCCGTCTCTTTGCCCAGGATCTCCCTAGCAAGATGCTTGAGGGCCTTACGTGACGACGAATCGAGTAGGTGGGCCAGGCACTCCGTGTCGTGGATCGTGGTGCGGCTAATCTGCTCTCTCGTGATGAGCTCGGCATTGAGCAGCTTGTGCAGATCGAACTTGGCGTTGTGGAACACCCAAGTATCCTGCGCGGCTAGCTCCCTCTGCACATCCGCGCTGTGCTCCGGCACCTCGTACCACTCCCCACCATCTACGTCTCCGATGGAGACACCAAAGGCCTCGTCGTAGTACCCTAAGCCCGTGGTCTCTGTATCAACGGCGATCATACGGCTTCCCATCTCTATAGGACACGCCCTTATCTTCCATAAGGCCACCGATACGCGCCCTGATGATCGCTCCTGGGTCAGGCGGAGTCTCTGCTGCTATCCAATCTGGATTACACTTGGGACAAAAGGCCCAATGTTTCCACGTGCTAGATGGAACTAGTTCTGTTTCGCAGTAGAGGCACGCCTTGATTGGCGTCAAGCCCCTCTGCTATAGGCCGCCAAAGCGGCCTTCAGAACCTCTGGATCACGAAGACCCTCGACGGTGATACCGAGGTTCGTCGCAATCTCTTCGGCCGTAGCACCGGGATATCGGGCTTTGGCCTGCATCTGTAGGGCACGAAACTCTGTGGCTGCGTTGGCCCTGCCTTGGGCCACTGCTTCTCGCTCACTCTCGTCCCAT